ACTGTTGCTTTTAGTTCTGCTACTGAAATACCATAATGCTCTGCAATCTGAGGTCTTGACTTACCTTGATTAAGTAATTCTTCTACTTCTGAAATTCTGATTTTTTTGATTTCTTCAGACATTTTTTTAATTTTAATGATTAATTAAATCCTTTGTTAAGTTCCCTTGCTTCTTTTTCTAAAGCTTCTACTTCTTTTTGTTCTTTCAATCTATCTGCTTCAATTTTGTCATTGAATACAGTGATTTTGGCTTTCAATGCTTTATTTTTACTAACCAACAATAGTATATAGCTTATCAATAAGATACAAAAACAAGCTAATACAAATACCAATATTAATAATATTTTACTATCCATAATATTCATTTGTTTTTTTGACAACTAAACCTAAATCATTAGGAATTAAAAGTTCATCAAACATTCCAATTGGAGATTTAGCAGGAATTTCAATTCCTTGATTGTTAACCATTTTATTGGTAACAAAATTATAACTCATTTTCTTTTCAGTAGCATCATATATTGTATTAGTATATAATAAAACTGTAAATAATCCAGCTAAATTCACTTTTTCATCCAATAACTTACCAATAGTCTTCATCTTATAAGTTCCTGCTTTGTCATCAAAGTCAGAATGTGTTAAATAGATGAAGTTAATATCAGGTCTCATAGCATTACCAACAGTAATGATATTATAAGCACCTAATGCTATTTCAGTAAATTTCTCAAAGCCTTTTTTGTTAGCTTTTTCCATAAACTCATTAGCCATACTATACTGAGCATCATCAATGACTACATTTTTAATGTCAGCTCTACCAGTATTAATTGCATTTAAAATTGTTACTACAGTTTTTGAATCATTCACACAAGCATAATTACCTCCTTGTGATACAGGAACATTGTAGTTACTTCTTCCTCCTTTGAAAGGCAATGGTTTACCCATCACATTAATGATTACTGTTTCTTTAGGGTCTAAACCTATAATTCCTAATTCAGGAATCTGACCCAATGATGTGGACTTTCCAGTACCACTTTCTCCTACTACACAAATACTATTTGCCATAATTATTTAATTACTAATTTTTCAAATTTTTTAATTCCTCCATACATATTAACTCTGAAATGCTGAGGATAAAATGTATGCCTACTTTCAACTAAATGAATTGTTCTTAAATTAGGATAAATAAGATTATCATGTCTATCTCTAATAGCTTTATCAAAGTGTTTGGTCAATTTATATCTATCATCATTTGGATTAAACAATGTAAATAGAAAATCACAATCTTCAGCTAAATTACCTGTTTCCTTAATATCATCAGAATTAGGATAAATCATGTCTCCTTGTTGTTTCATTCTGGCTACTTCAGTCATAGACCTATTAAGATGTATAATGTGTACAAATGTATATTTGAACAAATTTTTTATCTCTACAGCATATTCAGAAAATTTATCAACAGTTTGTTTTAAGGTATAACCTCTTTCACTTGTTAATTTTCTTAAATGGTCTGTAACAATCATAACATATTTATCAGGATTATGAGCATTATACCCAACCATCTTCTTATGTTTCTTCTTATCACTACCAATGAACTCTGTATATATAATCTCTCCATGTAACTTAGCATGAGCTATAAGATAGTTTCTAATTCCAGTAGGATTTTCTTTGTTTTCAATGAATGTGATATATCCTTTAGATAACAATTTTCCTTCACTAGAATATTCCCCAAAAAGAGGAACTATCCTGTTCTCATAAACAGTTATAAGAGCATTATAAATAGATTCTTTAACCTTAATTAACTTTTTATTGTCATCTAAGAGTTGACCTCTTAAATACAAAGAGGATAAATCTATAGTAGATTTCCCATTATAAGTAACTCCTGCATCTAGTTGAATGTGTTCAATACCAAAGTCATGGTTTAAGAAATGACAACAAAAGTCAAACTCTTTACTTATCCTATCTATTTCATAAGACAAATATATTATCTCACAATCTATATAAGACATTTGAAAGTCTCTTTTGATGTCTTCAGGATTCATTCCTGATTCAATATAACTATTGAATTTGGTATTATTATCAATAACATAAATCAAAGGTGCTATCACAAAACCAGCATCTACAAATGTTGATTTTCCTCCTTTAGGACTTGCTGCTACACCATAAATCATAGCTCTTTGAATCTCATTGACAGCACTAGAAACAGCTTCTAATCCTTTACCCATAGGCAAACCTTTGTTAGAACCTTCTTGTCCTTTTTTGTAAGCATCTTTGAAATTCATTATTGCATCTGATTATTAAGTCCTTGTCTATTTTCAGAAGCAGCAACAGAGTTATTATAGTTTTCCAACCATAACTCTAAATCAGAAATTCTGTCTGCTCCTGACCCTTTAGAAATGAAATAATGAGGTAATCTAGCATAATATGCATCAGTACTTCTGATATACATTTTTGTAGCACCTATAATATCATCTTTTCTCACAGAAGGATTATTTGCAAAGAATTTTTTCATCCTAGATGTTGAAGCTGAAGCATAAGGAGCTTTTCCTATAGCTTGAAATAAAGCACAATATTCATCCTTTACCCAACTAAAAGCTGTTACTTGATTTTCAAACAGAGGAGTTTTCCACTCAATTGTTTTAGTTTTTTCATCTAAAACAATTATTCTAGTAATTTGAATCTTTTGTACCAATATTATTGGTGTATAAGAAGGTTTTACATCATAATAAACAGAAAGTAAATATGCAATCCCATCATTTACAGGTATGTTAAACTCCCTTAATATTTCTTTAATTTCTGGATTTATATTCATAATTAATTTTACTTTTTAATCTGTTACTATTTAATATTTGAAAATTCTACAAACTTTATCTTATCAGGATTCAAATTCTCTATGGCACTACTAAGCCACACTTCATCTTGTGTTCCTTTACAAATCACAATGTAAATGTTAGCTTCATGCCCAAATCTGAACCTAATAAGTCTCCCTATCCTTTGAATTAAATCTTTTTCTTTAGAGTTAATTTGTAAAATCAATGCACTATCAAGTCCAATAAAATTATGACCTTCATTAATAGACTTTACACAAGATAATCTGTTAATCTTACCTTCTTTAAAATCATTATAATCAACATCTTTTGTCTTAGAGTGATACTTGAAAGGATTGATGTCATTAGCTTGTTCAATACTTCCACAAAATATTAAAGTTCTGTCTTCAGTAGGGATTACATTGTTTAAAATGTGTTTCCCTACTTCAAATTTACTTTTCAACTTATATATGAAATTCATTCTATTGAATATAGCAAACATTTTCATTTTTCCATTTGGACTCTTATTGTAAACAGATGTAAGATATTCGTATTTCTCTTGCTCTGTTTGGTAGAAAGGTTTGTTTTTACTTCCTGATTGTACATATTTATCTGAATCATCTAATTCAGTATATACAACAGTTATATTATATGGTGCAACAAAACCTAATTTAACAGCATCATCTAAACTAAGTTTATAAACAACAGGTATTCCTAATCTTTCAAAGATTTCTTTTTTCTCTTCATCAGTAGGTTCAGTAGCAGTTAAAGCTACTACATTTTCAACCATATTGTTAACACAAACTTTAGCAGATAATTCAGTAATATTGTGAGCTTCATCTAATATTAGTAAATTAAGTGAATAATCTTCTAATTTAGAAGCTGAAGCATAACAAAGTCTCTGTGTTGAATCATAGATTTCTTTAGCATCCCATTTTTCAAACTCTTCTTTCCAATTTTCATCTCTTAGCTTTTCAGTAGGAACAATTAATCCATGACCATCAAAACTTTTATAGTTATGATGATAATGTTTTGCTAAATCAATAGCTATCTTACTTTTACCTGCTCCTGTAGCCATAACTATCATTCCTCTACCATCATTATTGATGACAGCTTGGACAGCTTCTTCTTGAACTCTAGTTCTAACTAAGTTCACAAATAGGGTAAAATCTTCTTCTTTTTTCAATTGTTCTTTAAGAGAAGCTATTTCATCAATCTTTTCTAAAATTGAATCACAACTATCAAAAATAGTTGTCAAATGTTTAAAAACTTTTTTCATGCTAAAAACTTTTTTGTGTATTTGATTGGTAATATTACACAATCAACAATAATTTCTTTACTTGGTTTGTTGTCATTAATAGCTTCAAAAAATAAATTTT